GGAGAGATCGAATCTGGATCCTCGGAAAGTTTATGGGCAACGCCTCAAGCGATGGACGGATTGAGAGTGAATCAAGTGAGAAAAAAGGAGGAGCTGTCAGACGAAGCGAAGAAGGGAGGGTGCTCGAATCTGAGGGAGCAAGTGATATGGAGAACCCCGGACGCGCATTGCGGCAGGGGAGGATCGAGCAAGGAGAGAATGCAGATGAAGTTGGACAAGGGGATGCCGATCAGCTTGAACGATCAGGTGGCACATCCAGATCTGATGTGGCCAACTCCCAACTCAAGGGATTGGAAGGACAGCATGGGAACAGTTCCTCCCAGCGTGGGCAAGACGAGGGGTCACTCTCTGGGACAGAAGGTAGCAGCAGAACAAATGAAGATGTTCCCAACTCCAGCGGCCAGAGACTGGAAGGACACAGGGGAGAACACGGACTACGAGAAGCTAGCGAAGAAAAGCAAACTAGCAGGAGCAGTCAAGAGCAAGATGTATCCCACGCCAAGGAGCTCGATAGGGATGTCGATGTCAATGGACACAGTGGTCAAGACGATGGACAGCAACGACAGGGGCTACAAGGGAAACTTGGAGGAGCGAGTGGCAATCGAGCAGAAGATGTGGCCAACACCGAACGCCTCGGACAACAGGGACAGGGGGAACATGAGCGACCCAGCAATACAGAGAAGGCTAGCGAAGGGCAAGCAAGTGGGACTGACGATGGCAGTCAAGGACAAACCGGGCAAGGGCACACTGAACCCGGAGTGGGTGGAATGGCTGATGGGATATCCGCAAGGCTGGACGGACATCTCGGATTCGAGCGAGAGCCCAACATCCCAAGAGTAGCAACAGGCATCCCTGAACGCGTCAATCGACTCAAAGCTTTGGGTAATTCTATTGTGCCTCAAGTCATATACAACATTGGCCTTGCTATCTTGGAAGAGGAAGAGAGAACAAATGTTGCTGATTAAATCAAGGGTTGCATGTATATTCATATGTATGTATGAATGCATGATCGATGTGTGTAAATGGCTGTGCAATGGCAAAAGGGCAAATTGCACATGCCCCTTGGGAGGGTGCACTCTTATGCGATTTAGGGGTCTGTGCGGTTGTGCAATTGCACATGCCTGCACATACGCACATGCGCCTCTGAAAGGTGCATGGATACTGGTACGTGCAGCTGTGCGCATGTGCATCTCTATAGAGAACTATAGAAAGGTGTATACACACACCTTATCTGTAGAGGAGATAGGTTCTCTAGAGCTACAAAGAATAAACAAATTTTAAACAGAGAGAAATGAAAGATATAGAACAAACAATCATGCCAAAATGGATAAACAATCAAATATATAAATACAATATAAAAATTGAAAATATAGATATGAATAGGGCAAAACAAATGAGATTAGATAAATTTGTAGTCTTGTTTGCTGAAGAGTATAAAGATTTTAATAATGACTGAAAAAAAGAAACTAACGAAACGACAAGAGGCCTTCGTGGATCTCATGGTGTATCAGGATTATAAGCAGACGAAGTGTGCTCACTTGGCAGGGTATGAGAATCCAGGTGTGGCAGCAACGAGGTTGTTGAATCATAAAGAGTATACGCATGTGCAAGAGAAGATTAAATCTTTGAAAGCGATTCAGCGCAGGAAGAATGAGATTACCTTTGAGGGCATAGCAAGTAAGCTTGCAGACATTCGTGATGTGGCATTGGCGGATGGCTCATATGGACCGGCAGTGACAGCAGAGATTGCCAGAGCTAAACTTGCCGGGCTCATGATTGATAAGAAGGAGCTGAAGATACATAAGATTGATAGCATGAGCCGGGATCAGTTAGAGCTTAGGTTGAAGGAGTTGGTACAAGAGCATCAGATTGTCTTGGGACAAGCTGAGGTGGTAGAAGAGGTTGAGGAGGAGGATGTTATTCTAGATCAGAAAAGTCTAGAGAATCATCTTGGCCAGGAGATGGTTGAAGAGGCGCTGCTTGATGATGAGGAAGATCCTTTAGAGGCTTCAGCTTCCCATCCTGAAGAAGACGATTTACTTGAAGAGTAGCTTCGTCTAGTTTCTTTTGGCAGTATTGTTGAATCTTTATGCCTTGCTCGAAGTCTGCGACTGCTGTCTCAAGATCTATCTCAGATGATTCAAGCTTGTCAACGATGCGTTGAAGTTCAGCTAGGCCTTTTTCAAAACTCATATCAGTCTTCTGATGTAGTGCCGGAACCACCGGGGAGCTGCTCGACATCGAACCAGCCACATGGATAGTTAATCATTTGCCTTGCCCCCGGTATTTCTTACGCGTCTTGCGTTTGTTAGTGCCAGCACCTCTACTTAATCTAGAATCACCGATGGATGTTTTCTTTTTGATGCTTTGTATTTTTTCTTTAACCCAAGTCTTAGCCATTGAATCCTCTCCTTGCATCTGCTGTGATGCTTCGATCTACAATATCTTTAAAGATGCGTAGTTCTGATTTTAGTTTATTGTTTTCTTTAATCATGGCCTCAATGTCTACACCCTTGGACTCAGTTTGGCCAGGGTTTATAACTTCAAAGAATATTTTTTTATTTCTGACTTTGCGTTCAAACTCTGCAACCAAGTCATCTTGATCTAACATGATTGCATCTTGCATAAAGAACATGCCTTTGACTATGCACTTGTTCACTTGGTTGAGTTCCACATAATCACCAGGCCAATCAACACAAAGACTGCACAAGCGAGTGCTGTGTATAAGATCGGCTCTGTTGGTGAGTTGGATAATTCAATGAGACCTACCTCTGATAAATCCATCAAGCCACCCTCCATATGCGATACATAGTTCCAGTTTCTTTTTTGAATGTGAACTTACGATCTCTAAAGGTTGGCGTGTAAAAGTTTGGCCTGTATCTATAGACTTCTTTTTTGGTTAGATTGCCTATGCTATCGCCTACTTCTAATTGATCCAAGGCTTCACAAAAAGGTGAGTTGAATGTGCGAACAGGTACGTTCTTTTCTATTTTAAAATCCATGGTTTCTCCTAGTGTTTGTTTGGATTAATTTTGCTGCTGATGTCAACAACCTTGCCCTCTGGAACAAAGTCAATGTCTAATTCAGTTGCGCTATCAGGTAATACTGCATTGAGTGGGACAATATCTGCTATGACAATTTGATCATAGTAATACTGCGCCCTAAAATTATCTGCGTCTTCTTTTGTGGGGAAAGGACCGAAGCCAGTTGTTTGTTGAATGTTGGTGTATGGATCTCCATACTTGATAACCAACACCCATTCACACCCCGGCATTCTATCTTCTATCGGAGGCAACTCACTCATTGTCCTCTCCTTGTGCTAATTTTCTAATGATGGCCTCTGCTGTCGCAGTCTCGCCTCGCATCATCAAGTCAACAAGATCATCTTCTGAATGTGGACTTGGTATAGTCTCAGTTTTGCGATCTGACTTGAGATATTCAATGGTCTGGCTGTCATCGTTGTATATGGTTGTATGCTTTACATCTTCACCATTGTTGATTGTTTCTCCTAGACTAAACTTGATGCCCTTGCGCCAGTTGTCTAAGCGATTTCTCCTGCGTACTTGTTCTACTTTTTCCGTGTGTTGTGTCATGGTTTCTCCTATCTCTCGACAATTAATATACACCTAATTACTATTCTCTTCAAATTCTTTGGCCGCTAGTTCTTGCGCTTCTGCGTCTTCATATCCAAGGTCTATATACTTTTGATATAAAGATTCTAGAATAATTTGGTTTCTGTGATCACTCATGATTGCGACCTCCACATTCTTTTGTAAAAGTCTTCTGCGATCTCAACCTCTCCGACATGGTATGCAAGAATGGAATCAATCATTCCTGATACGCATATGTTATTGTTTGCGATCTCAGACAACAAAGTTATTTCGCTGTTGCCATCAAATTTATCTAGCCAATCTTTGACTAAGCCATCATTAATTGTATTTTTATTTTTAATATTCATTATGTTTTTCTCCTATTGATATAATTTCCTGGTTCTCATAAGTTTTATTTATAACTTTATAATCTCCACTAAATAAAAGTTCCTCGGCTTGTTCTTTTGTTTCAGCAATTACTTCAACGTCTTCAACAAAATCACAAATTGCTTTTATCTTAAATATCTTCATCTGCGACCTCCTCTAAATGATTAATGGCTCTATCTAGGCCCTCAACGATTCCATGAAAGCGTTCATT